TGAAAAATGGTCGCGAATCCCGAAACGTTCAGAGTCGCCACGTTTTCCGTGAGAACGTTAGACGAGGTGATATTTGCGGTCAAAACATTAGCCCGAAAAATGGTCGCGAATCCCGAAACGTTCAGAGTCGCCACGTTTTCTGTGAGAACGTTAGACGAGGTGATATTCGCGGTCAAAACATTAGCCCGAAAAATGGTCGCGAATCCCGAGACGTTCAGGGTCGCCACGTTTTCCGTGAGAACGTTAGACGACGAGATATTCGCGGTCAAAACATTAGCCTGGAAGAGGGTCGTGAAGCCCGAGACGTTCAGAGTCGCCACGTTTCCCGTGAGAATGTTAGACGAGGTGATATTCGCGGTCAAAACATTGGCCCGGAAGAGGGTCGCGAATCCCGAGACGTTCAGGGTCGCCACGTTTTCCGTGAGAACGTTAGACGACGATATATTCGCGGTCAAAACATTAGCCTGGAAGAGGGTCGTGAAGCCCGAGACGTTCAGGAACGTGACGTTGGCCTGGGTACTGACGTTCAGGGAGGCGACGTTGACCGTGGGGGCGTTGACGTTTCCCGTGGCGGTGAGGACACTGACGGCTGCTGTGTTGTCGCCCACGATTTTTCCATAGAATCCCGTGGTTGCTATGGCCGTCGCAGCGTTTGACACGGGCGTGGTTATTATGGGCGCGTAGACGTTGACGCTCGCCGTCAGGGTACTCAGGGCCGCTGTATTGTTACCGGCAAGCACGCCATAAAAGGCCGACAATGCGGATACGGCCCCAGTGACGCTGACGCCCTGAGCAAACGTCACGGGCCCTGCAAAACTTGAAGTGCCCGTGCCGTTCACGGCCGCATTGCCGACCGTGACGACATCGCCAAAATTGGTGATGATCGGCATTACATTTTACAGAGAGTTTTTTCGGCGTCGGGACCCGTAGGGCCCCTCCTGTGAACTCCGGGGCTTCAGAGCGGTCTCAAAGTCACGTAGGAACCAGTGTACCCTTCGGCCGTCACGTTGGTATAGGCCGTCTTGTGGATATTCTCTGTCGTATTTTGCATGGCCTCAAAATCGATAAAATAGTACTTTGATGTGGAATCGACGTAAAAGGGGATCTGAACGGGCACGGAAGGGTCCTGCCCCACACTTATGCGATAGCAGTAAAGCCAGACTCCCGGATCGGCGAGGTTCGAGTGGACGTCCGATGTGTTGGAGCTTAGGGCAATGGTCTTGATGTTATTGTCCGAACACAGAACGATCGTGAATTGATAGGGCCCGGTCTGGCCGAAACGGAAGCCGCCGTTGGCCGTCGGACCGGTGATCAGGGGGTTGGACCCGTACACGGTCCAGGACGCCACGGGGTTCGGGCCGAAAAGCGTGAAGAGGTTGGATGTCACGGAACCGGCCACGTTACCGGTCCAGTTACCGGTCGCGTTGAGAGTATACGTTGCGTTCAAATTCATGAAGAGGCCCGAGGAGACGGGGATCACACCTGGGGTGGAGATGCTCGCGACGTTGAGAGTCTGCAAATTGGAGTTGCCCGAGACGGTCAAGGAGGTCAGAGTACCGACCGACGTGACATTGGTCTGGGCCGCCTGGAGCCGTGCGGCAGCGAGCGCCCCGAATGTGACGTTGCTCGCGTTGAGGTTACTCATGGCGTTCGCACCGCCCACAAAAAAGGGGGCCGAGACGTTCCCTGTGGCGAAGAGACCGGTCAAGGTGCCGACCTGCGTGATGTTGGGCTGGAGGGGCTGTGAGACGACGAGGGCGACGTTGGCCGCCGCCACATTCCCCACGAGTACGGAGCTCTGGATGTTTGTAAGGGCATTACCCTGGCCCGAAAAGAAGGAGGCCGTGACGTTACCATTCACAAATAGCCCTGTCAAGGTACCGACCTGTGTGATGTTGGGCTGGAGGGGCTGCGAGACGACCAGAGCGACGTTCGCCCGGGCCACGTTGCCTGTGATCGCGGCGGCCGTGATATTAGAGATGCCCGAGCCGTCGCTGGCGGTCAGGGTACCGGCGTTGAGTGAAGAGATGTTGGCGGTGCTTGCGACGTTCAGGGTCGTGCACGATACAAAGGGCATGGTCAAGGTGTCGAAGTTGAAAACGGTGTTGGTCGCGTTGGACGTGAAACCGGCTGTGAATATGTTGGTCGTCGTGATGGCGTTTGCCGCGTAGATGTTCCCTGAGACGTTCAGACTCGTGAGGGTCCCCACGCTCGTGATGTTGGGCTGGGCCGGCTGACTGACGACCAGGGCGACGTTGGCACTGGCGACGTTCCCGACGAGGGACGCGCTTTGAACGTTGCTCAGGGCGTTCCCACCTCCTATGAAGAAAGGGGCCGTGACGTTTCCATTCACAAATAGCCCCGTGAGCGTGCCGACCTGCGTGATGTTGGGCTGGGAGGGCTGAGAGACGACCAGAGCGACATTGGCCGCCGCCACATTGCCCACGAGTACGGAACTCAAGACATTCGTGAGTGCATTACCCTGGCCGGAAAAGAAGGAGGCCGTCACGTTACCATTCACAAATAGCCCCGTGAGCGTGCCGACCTGCGTGATGTTGGGCTGGAAGGGCTGCGAGACGACCAGAGCGACATTGGCCGCCGCCACATTACCCACGAGTACAGAACTCAAGACATTCGTTAGTGCATTACCCTGGCCCGAAAAGAAGGAGGCCGTGACGTTACCATTCACAAATAGGCCCGTGAGCGTGCCGACCTGCGTGATGTTTGGCTGGAAGGGCTGAGAGACTACGAGGGCGACATTGGCCGCCGCCACATTACCGACGAGGGACGCGCTTTGAATATTACTGAGCGCATTACCCTGGCCCGAAAAGAAGGAGGCCGTGACGTTTCCATTCACAAATAGCCCCGTGAGGGTCCCGACCTGTGTGATGTTGGGCTGGAGGGGCTGCGTGACGACCAGGGCCACGTTGGCCGCCGCCACATTCCCCACGAGGCTCGCGCTTTGAATATTACTGAGCGCATTACCTTGGCCCGAAAAGAAGGAGGCCGTGACGTTTCCGCTCACAAATAGCCCTGTGAGCGTCCCCACCTGTGTGATGTTGGGCTGGAGGGGCTGCGAGACGACAAGAGCGACGTTCGCCTGAGCAACATTACCCACGAGGCTCGCGCTCTGGACGTTCGAGAGGGCGTTACCCTGCCCAGAAAAGAAGGAGGCCGTGACGTTTCCAGTTGAGTAGAGGCCCGTGAGGGTCCCGACCTGTGTGATGTTGGGCTGGAGGGGCTGAGTGACGACCAGAGCCGTGTTTGCACTGGCCACGTTACCCACGAGGTTCGACGAGTTGATATTTGAAAGCCCCGAGGCGTTCCCGGTAAACAAGGCTGCTTGTAGGACCCCGCTGACCGTGAGCCCCGTCAAAGTACCAACCTGTGTGATGTTTGACTGGACGGGTTGTGAGACGACGAGGGCGACGTTCGCCCGGGCAACATTCCCCACGAGTACGGAACTCAAGACATTCGTGAGCGCGTTGCCCTGGCCCGAAAAGAAGGAGGCCGTGACGTTTCCAGTTGAGTAGAGGCCCGTGAGGGTCCCGACCTGTGTGATGTTGGGCTGGACGGGCTGAGTGACGACCAGAGCCGTGTTGGAACTGGCGACGTTCCCCACGAGGTTCGACGAGTTGATATTTGAAAGCCCCGAGGCGTTCCCAGTAAACAAGGCTGCTTGTAGGACCCCGCTGACCGTGAGCCCCGTGAGGGTCCCGACCTGCGTGATGTTTGACTGGACGGGCTGTGAGACGACCAGAGCGACGTTCGCATTCGCAACATTCCCCACGAGTACGGAACTCAAGACATTCGTGAGCGCGTTGCCCTGGCCCGAAAAGAAGGAGGCCGTGACGTTCCCCGTAGAGTATAGACCCGTGAGCGTCCCCACCTGTGTGATGTTGGGCTGGAGGGGCTGAGAGACTACGAGGGCGACGTTCGCCCGGGCAACATTCCCCACGAGTACGGAGCTCAAGACATTCGTGAGCGCGTTACCCTGGCCCGAAAAGAAGGAGGCCGTGACGTTTCCATTCACAAATAGCCCTGTCAAAGTACCAACCTGTG